CTAAACGCGGGTGGCTTCATGTTCCAGCTTGGCCGACTCGCGCATAGCATCAAGGTATGCGGCCACGTCCCGCAGGTCGGCATAGACGTTGCGACCCTCCTTATATACAGGGACCGGCAGTTCGCCGGCAGACTTCATGTTCTGCGCCCGGTGCAAACTGACCCCCATGAAGTCGGCCAATTCGGCCAGGCTTAGCCGGGGCTTCTGGTACTTCGCGAGCAGCAGGAATTCGCTGTTCATATCGCCTCCAAAACGAAGCCCGCGCTAGGCGGGCTGTTTCCAATACTGTCGTGTGGTCGCAAGGACCGCTTCAATCGCTTCTGTCATGCTAGTAACTGCTTTGCATCCTTGTAGTTCTGGTATGTCAGGCCGATGGCCGGGTCTACCTTGACGAAGTTGGCCATTTGCTCCGGCAGCATGTCGGAGTCGTCATCCACGATCACGTACTTTTCGACGCCCGGATGCTCGTCCAGCCATTGCTTGATTTGGGGGCCGCGTTCGCCTCCACCGCCAGGGGTGGCGCTGCTAATCACGTAGCCCAGGAAGTCGCCCAATTCGGTGGCGCGTTCTTGGTCCATCCCTATTCGCCACGTCGAACTAAGCACGACGTGCGCTTCAGTCTCCGACACCAGCCGAGCCATCAGCTTGACGGCGACCTGATCGAACTTCTCCCAGTCACCCTGCATGTTCCGGTTGCGAGGCCACGGGCAGCCGCCAAGGGCTGCGGCTGAACGGGTGCTGTTCAATACGCCGTCGATATCAAGAAATAGAACTTTCACGCTTCCTCCTTCTCCGTTGTCATTGCGAGTTCTGGCAGCGCTCGAACCGCAGCACCGATCAGTGCCATGTAGCCGGGGCGCTGCTCAAATGTCGCCTCAATTGCCTCCCGAATGCGCGGATCGATGGCAACTCTCGCCAACGCCACCAGCGCATCCCGCTCGGCTCGCGATAGGGTGACCGCTTCGCCAAACGGCTTACAGCAAGTAGGCCGCTGCGCGATGGCTTCGATTTCTTCCGGACTCATAGATGCTCCATCTTTAAGGCATTGCGGCGCCCGATGCGCCATATCTGCTACATCGACGCCGACCTGGCCAACCTCGTTGCTACCCGTGCAGGCATAGATGTGATTGCTCGCTCGCGGGCAGCGCTTGTTCCCGCACACCGGGCAGAGCACCATCCGCATATCCCCGAACGACACGGGGCGGCAGGTGGCGCACCAGCACGCGGCCGGTGCATGACGTTGGGCTGCGTGTGCCATTTATTGCTCCTTGTTGTCGGTGGTGGCGCGGGCGGCGCGGCGCAAGTCGCGCAGGATGAGCCGAGCCAGGCGCTTATGCACGCGTACAAGGCGATCATCGTTGCCCCAGTGGTAGCCGGGGTAGGTCATGCGCCCGGACTGCTCGTATTCCGCGTCCTCGCTGGGGTACTTCTTGCCCAGCATTGCGTTGGCTTCCGCCTGCGCTGCCGAACGGGCAGACAGGTAAGTGCGACCCTTTGTCGGGGCGCGATACACCGTTCGGGTTATGGGCTCAATCCTGGACATGTCCGCCTCCGTCCGTGCGGGGGTGCTGCGGTTTCATGAACGTCATCCAGTGCGTGTCTGCGCGCTTTCCGCTGGGATGCCCGAACAGCGGCTTGTGCGGCGTCAGCGCCAGGATCTGCGACGTGGGAATCTGGATAGCGTTCCACTTGAAGATCAAGACGCCCTCCGGCTTCAGGACTCGGAAACACTCGGCGAAGCCACGCCGCAGGTCTTCCTGCCAGTCGTCGCCGAGGATGCCGTACTTGGCGCGCAGCCAGGACTGCATACCGGCCCGGCGCAAGTGCGGGGGATCGAACACCACCAGACTGAATGTGTCGGCGGCAAAAGGGATGGACCGGAAGTCCATGTTCAAGTCGGGCGTGATGTTGAAGACCCGGCCATCGCAAAGCGTGTGCTCTTCGCTGCGGATATCGCCGAACAGGGCGCGCTGGTCGTTTCGGTCGAACCACATCATGCGGCCACCGCAGCAGGGGTCCAGGACGGCCGCGTCATTCATCGCTATCCCCTTGCTCCTGCGCGGCCAACTCTCCGGAGTTTCCGGATGGTTGCGCGGCCAGGGCGGCGCTATCCTCTTTCGCTTGCTTTCGGATGATTCGCGCAGCGGCATACAGTTCGCTGGCCAAAGCGTTTTCCTGACTGTTCTGCGGGTCGTACTGCCGGGCGATTTCGATGCAGACTTTGGCCGCCGCTTCGATGGCATCGTTGTGGGTGCGCACCGCCTCGCTGGCCTGGGGCGCGGCATCCTTTCGCCTTGCATGTTCGGGTAGCTCGATGGGCTTGCCGTTCTGGTGGAGCATCATGGCCAGGTTGCCCACGTCGAGCGGGTCGCCCTTGTACATATGCTCATACAGCAAGGCCGACAGCGTGATGTGGCTGGTGCTCTGCCAGCCGTAACGGCCCTCGGCGCGCTTCTTAGCAAGCTTGGCCTTCATGGCAGCGGCGAAGTTATCGACGGCGATATCATCCGGGTGCTGCGCCTCCCCGGCTACAGGGGCGCTTGCCATGATGGCGCCCAACAGGGTGGAGGCTCGCCGCGCATCCTGCACAAGATCGCCGGTATCCAGTCCCGGGGCGATCTTGTCCACCAGTTCGTACAGCGCCTTTTCCAGAGGCAGCGTATCGGCTACAGGGGCGCTTGCCAGGGCGGCGCGGGATCGCCACGATGCCCAGCAAGCCCGCGTTTTGGGGTCCCAGTAATCGCCGTCGTCATGCAGCACAAAGCACGCCAGCGGCCCGTGCCGCTCAAGGTAATCAGTTTCAAACTTCGCCCGCTCGTCGCCCGCCTGCACGCCCTCCGCGCGCAGCTTGGACAGCATTTCAATAACAGGCTCCAAGGTCATGCGAACCGTTGCGCAGGGAATCGTGAATCCTTGAGAAGACCCGGAACCAGGAGGCTGAACTAGGCAGGCCAGCGGCCCGAGCATTTGGATTACCAAGTCGATAGACGGCTGGGCGGCGTTGCTTTGGTCTGTCATATCAATGCTCCGCGTGGGCGCTAAGATGAATGCTCACCGTGTGATGGAGAGCGCCATGTGGAAGTGTCGGAACTGCGGGCTGGAAATCATGTTTTCCGCCGTTGAGCCGGAGATCGACGAGGTGGGTTGCTTCTTCAAGTGCCCGGGATGCGACCACCGGAACAAGCTGATCAACGTTGGCCCGTTCGGGGACGATGACCCGATCACGCTGGCGCAGACGGACGATTGAGCCAGCCATCACGCATCTCCTTTGTGCTGCTGGGTGGAAAGGGCAGCTTCAATGGCGGCGCGTGCTCGTTTCAGGGCAGGTGGAACTAGATCCAGGACGCCGCGTCTCGCATTATTGGCAATTGCCGAAGGGTGCTCATGCGCATTCACCAGGTAGATGAGCGCGTTCAGCAGCTCCAGCGCATCGCCAGCAGCGGGAGCAGCATCGACCGTTTCGGGCCAATGTTCTTTGCGCAGTTCTCTCAACTGCACCTCAAGCGCGTCCAAGCCGGCGGCGCTCGTAAACATGATCTGTCCACGGATTCTGGAATGGTCAAACGGACCGTGCTCGCCAATCTTGAGGTCACCGATGGTTCGCGTGGCGCGGTCGTGGTCCGAGGCCTGGGAAAACACGATCTGGGCCGCTTCACCGGATGCCGTGGTCTGAATGATGTATTCCCCCAAACCCAGCACGACGCCGAGGGATAGGCGCTGCTCATCTTCCCCCGTCGCTCCGGTGGGTATAGGGTGCGAGGTAGGGGCGGGGGAGCAGTCCGGGCACGGCTCGGCGTTCAGGATGTTGCCGACTGCGCCATGACCATTGCAGGTTTGGCAGGGAGCCGCGGGCATGGGTTGCCAGTGCGAAGGGCTGACCGGCCAGCAGTTAGGCGCGTCGTCGGCCTCAACTGCGGTTTCAAACCATCCTGCCTCTGCGTCGTCCGGGTCTTCCCAGTGCTCAGCTATGTATTCGAGGGACATCCACTGTCCACGAACCGTGCGCCACTTGCCGTGGGAATTCCAGTATCCAAGCAACAGAGTGCGACCCGTCTGGGGCGCCGATTCGATAGGCTTCCATTCTGTGTTCATGCTGTCAGGCTCCAAAGAAGTAGCGGCCTACGGATCGCCACAGGGCGTAAAGGATCGCGTAGAAAAAGGTCAGGCCCAAAACGAAGCCCACAAGCCCCGCACGGATTAGCAGGCGCTCAACGAAGTCATATTCAGGTTCGGGTACGTCTCTGCTATCCATTTCGGATCTCCAGGCAATAGAAGGGCAGCCCCGGACAGACGGCGGGGTACGGGGCTGCGGGGGGAGTGGCTAGCGGATGTTCAGACGAACGCCTTGACGCAGCTTGGCGCCCGGGACGTCGAATCCGTCTTTCAGAGCCTGCGCGACCAGCTTCTTATCCAACTGAGGCGGCGGCGCGGGCGGCGTGACGAAGTAGTCAGCGGGGATTTGCTTCTCATCGAACACGTCAACGGCAGCCGGGTTCTTGGCGATGCTGATGGAGAACAGCGGACATTCGATCTTTTGGATGCCGTTGTTCTGCATGGACTCCAGCACGTAGCGCTTAAGGCCGTCCACGCGGTTTTCGATTGCCTTGCGGCGCGCTGCCATGCTGGCTTCGGCTTCCTTGATCGCTGCGGCAGTCGTTTCCAGATTGCGCAGGAAGCAGACGACGTTCTGCGCCTTCACTTCCAAATCGCCACCTAAGCTCTCCAAGGTGTCGGCCAGGGCCTTTTCGTCCAGGTCCAGGTTCTCCAGGGCTTGGAGTTGGCCGCGATACTCAGCAGCCAGGGAGTACAGGGATACGTTCGTCATGGCTTAGTCCCAAGGATCGGCGGGGTTCTCGCTTTGCGAGCTGCTGGCGCTGGCGGCGGGGCGCGAACGGGTTTGCAGCGGCTTATCTTGCAAACCATCCAAAACCTTCGGCAGCATTTCCGGGGTGGTTTTACGGTCCAGCAGTTCGACCGCCATCAGTTCCGTTTCGGCGTGGAACGGCGCGTAGATGTTGAACTTGAAGCCAAGATCACCGTTGTTCTTCTGGTATTCCTCGCGCTGCAACAGGAGACCAATCGGACGACCTTGGAGGCCGGGGAATACAACGGCTTCTTCCTGGCCATGCTTGCCTTGGACCGTCCCCTTTTGGGGGGTCAAGGTTTTGATGCGCGCGCAGCACATCACGGCGTCCAGCACCTTCTTGCCGTACAGCGGCTTGCCGTCTTTGTCGAACGTCCACAGCTGGAGGTAGTTGGCAGTTCGGCCATCTTCGGCCTCGAAACTGAACTCAATGCCCTCGGTGCCTTTCGTACTGATGACCTGCTTGGCTTGGGTAAACGTCCCCTTGTACTTGCCAGTGGCGTCGATGAAGTTGCTGGCGCCAGCTTGGCGGGCGGATTCTTCGCTAAATTCGTAGTTGCGCATTTTCGATACTCTCAGGCGGGTTGGGTAAGGCCGTAAAACTCGCAGATGGCAGCGTCGACGGCTGCGAGGTCATTGGGGATGTGCATGCCGTCAAACATGCTCGGGGGAGATTTGCAGCAGTCTTGCCCGTTGCTTTGGGTCGCAAAGACGTGCTGCCCGTTGATCTGCTCGGCGCGCAAAACGATGGTGAAATAGCCCTCGGGGACCAGCTTCTCGTCCACCATCTTCCCGACCGTCTTCATCCGGACGTTTCCGTGGTCGTCGGTCTGGGTGTGTGCCATGATGTAGACGCGCTTCTGTTCCGGTAGATCGCCTGCCGCTTGGAAAATGCTCCAGGCCCCATGGCCGATGTCTGCGAACTTCTGGAAGCCGGTCTCAGTGCTGCGGCGCATAAGTTCGTTGGTCAGAACAGCTTGGTAGTCGTCCACGATCACCACATCCCGATCCGTCTTGCGCATCGCCTTTTCAATCAGAATGCTGTCGTCGGTGACGAACCGTGCGCCGCTGGTGTTCTCCTTGGTTCGGAGTGTCCAGTCAGCAGACTTGAAAGGAAGGGGCTTCTTGATCGGTTGGATCAGTGTGACCTGGGAAGGGTCGAAGTTGCGCAGGCTGTACGACTTCCCGCTCCCTGACGGTCCTAAGACCATAACGGCGATGCTCATATTCTTGCTCCTGAAATTCGGGCGACTTGGGTGTGATGACCGCTACTGCTCGTCCGCGCTGGGCGCGTAGGTATTGATCGGGGATGCCTGGGGCGTAGAAGTCTTCGGCTTTCATTGCCGACTCGCATATTCGGTGCCGCCGTCCTTCGCCCAGCGTTCGTTAGAAGCTTGATCGGACTGCTGAACGCTTCCCAGCACGCCGACGATGGCGCAGATGATCGAAAAAATTCCCACGGCTAGGTGGGCATCGGTTTGGAGTAGCTTGCGCAGGAGGCGGATCATTGGGGGCCTCCAGCGGCCAGGAGGCGGCCGCGGATTTCGTACGCGTGTTCCTGGTCAGTGATCACGAATTGATGCTTGGCGGCCTCGGCCTTCCAGTACTGTTCGACCTTCAGCCCAGGCTGTACCATCCGGTCGTACGTGTAGCTGCCGGTGATCCGGGCGATTTCCGGGCGCTGGATGAAGATGTCCCACTTCGCCACCAAGAACGGGCCTTTGCCGCTGGCAATCGCATCGCTGACCAGCGAAGGCTGCGGTGCGAGCGTCCATTCGGTGCGCGGCGACGGCTCGAACGTCTGCTTGCCGGTCTCTTCCCAGCCTTCCAACACCGTTCCATCCCAATTGCCGTCGCGGACGATGAAGGCGAATTCGCGGTCGCCAAAGGTCAGGATGCCTTCGGCGCGCACATTGATTGCGTCGATGCGGTCCCGGTTCAGGATGCTGACGTGCTGCGGGTGGTAGTCATCACCATATTGCGCGGTTTCGCAGATCATCTGCATGACGTCGTCGCGATCCTCGGCGGGAATGTCGCGTTCGAACGCCGCGTCAACGGTCAGAACTTCGCTCATGCTGATTTCCTCAGAATGGCCGCCACCTCATCACCGATGAGCGCAACCAGGTACAGGGCGGCGAACAGGCCGATTAATTGGGATAGGGTGGGGAGTTCCATTCAGCCGTCCAACTCGATGGCTATGGCGTGCTTGATATCGCGCTGCAAGGGCAAGCACCACTGAGAATTGCTGTTCATAACCGCGCTCAGAATCGCTATGTGGTCAGCCGGTCCGAGATTGGCGAAGAAGTCCGCATCCCCCAGCCGCTTGGCCCAGTACAGCGCGTCGTGGTTGTCTGCATCCCAGCTTGCAGGATTGCCCAGCGTCTGGCATACGTCTTGGACGGTGGCGGTCAGGACTTCGTATTGCTCGTCTCCGTGGTAACGGTCCATGGTCGTTCCTTAGCCGGGCGCGTATTCGATTGCCAGCAGCGTGTTGATTTGGCTTTCAACGAAGTTGGCCTTGGCTTCAGCTTCTGCTCTGATCGACTTGACCTGTGCTTTCAGTGAATCCACCTTTGAGTTGATGATGTCGTCGACCGAAGGAATTTCCACCGTGAGGGTGGCTTCACCTAACCGTGTCCATCCTTCGGGCGCGCCATCCTTCCATTCGAAGCTGCTGAAGGTTAGTTTGCTGGCATCAATCTGTTCCGGGTTCTTGAAGTCATCCGGGGTGAGATCGCAGTACTCGGACATGTAGGCCGTGCACTTCGTTGTGATCTTCATGGTTTGCTCCTTGCGGATTGAATTGAGACGCTCAGGGCGGCGAACCCCCAGCCTTGGGTAAGGCTGACGTATGGCGTTAGGTGGGATTGGGATTCGCCGGCCTGAGCGACCGAGGGGGGGATGCTGGTTACGTCTCCAGCGCGGACTTCCACCGCCGTGTTGATTCCGCTCGTCTGCTGCGTACGCGCTCGGCGCTGCACGCTCGTTGCGGTCCTACTCGCTACATCCGCGCCGATCCCCTTTTGGACCATGTGGCACGGCATCCGCTTTCGACAACCGGACTTAACCCAGCCGGAGGATGATGACAGCCGACACGTACGAACTCCCCGCCGTTCAATGGGGGCCGTGGCCTGAATTGGAGCGCATCGCTCCGAACTGTCCCGTACAGTCTGACGCTTGCCATCAAGGAGGGACCGGCTTGCGTCCCGATACGGAACCAGCGGTATCGCGCTGGCCCGGCCCCTTCTTGATAGCGCCGCGTTTCGTGCGGCTACGGCTGCTATGCAGCACCAGGGGGAGATGTCAGACGTTCGGCTGATAGTTCTCGATTCGCAGGCCGAACGCGCTCGCTTGCTGCGCCACATCCCGCGTGGTCCAGATTCCGGGTTGCCCATCCGCCTTCATGATCCCCATGTATGCATCCAGCCATGTCACGGAGATGGTCCCGTTCGGCCCTACGACATCAAAGGTCGCCGAATCGGAAGCGCCGTCATCAATAGCGCGGCGCTCGCACTCATAAATGTCCATCTCTTCTCCTTTGCCCCTCGGGCTTATCAACGGGATGGGGGGTTAGCCTTCGCCAAGAGCCTTTGCCAAGGCATCGCGGCGTTTGGCTTGCTTTTCAAGCTGCTTGTCCAAGTACTGTGCGCGCTCTTCAAGCAGCTTCAGACCGCCCTGGATGGCTTCGTGCTTCGATTCGTACACATCCCGAGCGCGGTAACCCTTACCCGAGGCCATGTGGTACCAGTCGCCCCAGATTCCGCCGGACCTGAATGTCTCAACTTCAATTTCCTTCGGCTTGTAGGAGGGCAGCAGTACCCAAACCTTGCGCGGCAATTCCATCTCGTTCTCCTTGTTAATCGGTATGAATCCTGAAAGAAGCGGAATCAGGCGGCTTCTTCCTCGGCAGGCTTCTCACCGCCAGGAACAGCGGGCGACATCGTGACAATGGTGTGCAGCACAGGCTGCCACTTCTTCCACCACGCCAGCGCATCAGAAGCCATGTCGCTGATCTGCTCGTCCGTGAAGCTCCACCACGCTTCAAGCGTGTGCAACTGGCAGCCAATCTGCATGTGCGTGGCGGTGTAAGTGACCGAATAGGTCTCACACTGGATCGCCTTGATCTCTTTTAGGTTGCCGCTGGCGCCCCAAATACTGCGCAGTTCGCCCAGGTAGGCACCGCCCAGGTAGGCACCGCCCAGGTAGGCACCGCCCAGGTAGGCACCGCGCAGGTTGGCACCGCGCAGGTTGGCACCGCTCAGGTTGGCATCGCCCAGGTAGGCACCGCGCAGGTTGGCACCGCGCAGGTTGGCACCGCTCAGGTTGGCATCGCCCAGGTAGGCACCGCGCAGGTTGGCACCGCGCAGGTTGGCACCGCGCAGGTTGGCACCGCTCAGGTTGGCATCGCTCAGGTCGGCACCGCTCAGGTCGGCACCGCGCAGGTTGGCATCGCTGGCCACCGCCTGCTCCAGCGCTACGCGAGTAATCAGCCCGCTTTCGGTGCCCTCGGGCACATCAGCCGTGAACAGCACGGCGCCGGTATATCTGTTCTTTATCTCGTGCTTCAAGGCTTGCTCCCTATTGCCTGCTCCCAGGCCGGTTTATGTTCACGTGTCTGCGTCCTGTCACGCAGCCCCACGGCCTTGCATGTAGCCAAGGGGGTACTCGTTTCGGGTCTTGCAGTGAAAACAAGAGCATTTCATGCCGCCTGCCTTCTGCCTCAACCCAGTCTCGTATGCCTCTCGGGCAGCTGCCCGTCCGATTCGGGTTTCGCAGTACAGCCGCATGTACGCTCTCTCATCTTCGTGATACCCAGCGATCCGTATTAGGTCTAGAACATCCTTTCTCTTCACGACCATCTCCTTGTTCATTCGTAAGCCCGCTCTAGGAACGGGCTGGCGGATGAATTCCGGAGCAGCGCGCTACCTGGCTGTTCCCTCGCAGTTATTCGAGAAATTCGAATACCTGGTCATCGGCTCCAAGCGTCGCGCTGCTTCTTCAATCCACCGCAGGGCCAGCAGTCCAGCTGCCAGCCAAGGGATAGATAGCCTCATGCAGCGGCACCTTTTGAGTGCTTGCATCGTCGTCTTTGATCAGGGGAAGAGGATTGCGCCCTGGGCCTAGCCACCTTGCGGTCATCGGCCTGTTCTATCGCTTTGCTGGTTGTTAAAGAGCGGGCCTCGTCGTGATTGGTGAGGCGTTGAACAGATAGTAGCGAACGCTACGCTTTAGTTCAATAGCAAATGCTACGCTTTTTTGTAACAGTGAGGCGCGATACCATTCCGCATGGCTTCGTCACTAAGGGGCAGGCAATGAGATGGCTTTTGGAAGAGGGGGCATTAGCAGCCGTACTGCTAGTTGTCGTTGGTACGAGTGCCGCCTCCGCCGCGGAATTCACTAGAGAAGTGCGGGAGTTGAGCCAGAAGTACGTGCGCGCGAGTGGGCAATGCAGCCTTCATGCAAGGACTAGCCCAATCGGAAGTCGAGCTTGTGCGTCCGCTCCGATTTATGCGAAGGCTCTGGACGAAAAGGGATGGGGGGCCCAGGAGGCGAAAGAGGTGCTTTTCTCCGAATGCCGCCAGCGAGCCTCAGCGAACCAACTAGCCGCGATCTACCGAGACACTAGGCGGTCGCCAGAAGAGGCGCTTGCTCTCATTCGTCAGGAAAAGTGGATCAAGGGATCGGACGCGTATCTGAAGCAGACGGTGAACGTCGTCTACTTTGAGAGGGACTTAGCCGGGATGACTCCAATGCAGATACTTAAGGGAGTGCAGGACGCTTGCTCGTATGGGCCGGACCCGGACTGGAAGCCACTGGAGTAGGCAATAAAAAAGCCACTCGTATGGGGCTTAGAAACAGCTTGGCTCACGAGGTCTGCCGAGCTAAACTTTAGGTGCGGGACTGATCCGGTGAAGGCCGGGGTAGGTTCTGCCTTTTCTTTTGTGCGCTCTCTAGCGCACTATGCCGTACGGATCGTTTCGATTCGCAGACTTGAAGCAAATCGGCTCCAACAGTGCAAAATCCTCAGAAACCTCTGGAATTCTCTCCAGGGGTTTTTCTTTTCGCAGCAGGGCATATGCACAAAAGTCGACAGCCTGGATCAGGTACGACGATTCAGAATTTCGAAATACTGGATCCTCAAGGACTCGGCTTATGGGGATGTTTTTCCCGCCGGTAGCTCCACCATCCCAAGTCCCGAATTTGCTCGGGATTGGATTGTAGGCGCCCATCTTGCGAACGAGCTTTGTGTACTCCGCCTCTTTACCTTCATCGCTAATGATGATGGCGTAGCTATCCCGGGCTTCCATCGTCCGGTTGATACGGTTCAACATTCTTTCGTAGGCCCACTGCTGATTTCTCACAGCAACATTGAAGAGAATCAATTTTTCGGGGCCAAGTTTGGCTAAGCATTTAAGGGTGTACTGAAACACGCGTCGTCGAAGATGAGCGTCTAGATGACGATCGGATGGTCTGCCACGGCCCGACATGAATTTCGTGGCATGCAGTTCCTTGTTCATGAAGATCCCAGTATGGCGTCGAAGAGCCTTGCGATAGTTGCGGATCGCATTGGAGACCTCTCGCCAGTTCTTATCCTCCACCCCCAACGCGCTGAATATATGGAGGCCGTTCTCGCCCGAGTCGTCCATGTAGAAAATGTACAAACGTGTTCTCCGCGCGACGTCTATATTCCATTTGCCTCTGGCTCACCGAATTGTTGACCTCTTCGGCTTTAGCCACGCACCCACTGCCCAGCCTCATCAATGGGGACAGGTAGTCACCTACGGGTACTTACGGTAGGAACGGCTTCGGCACGTGTTCTCGCCCGTTTCCAGCGACGTCCTCGCCGCTTGTAGCTCGCCTTCGTCCCAAATGCCCACGCCCCAGACGGTGACGCTTACCTGCGAGCGGCCCTCTGCTAGTTCTTTGATGTCGATGACCTCTAATGGCTTTCCAGACGCCGGACTGTTAACTCTCACGACGCCCGTCTTGGTGTCGTGATATAGGTTGCCTGTCACGATCTGGTCAGGTATCTGGAGGCAATGGCGAGGATAGGCGTCCGCCCTCCGATAGGTCTCTTGGTATGTGCCGGCCACTTCAAAGGTCTGGGTTGGATCGGTTCCATCGTGCGAGATGCCGAATGCACAGCCCCCAAGGCTGATCAACGCAGTACAAAGAAGCAGTTTTCTCATCTGGTCACATCCAATTTGAAAGAGGGTTGGTTCTGCTGAAGCACTACTCAGTACCGTGCCCATTGTCCCGATTCGTCATCTCGAAGTCGGGCGCCAGCCCACACAACCTGACCAAGAACACGGGCAGGGTGCCCATTCTCCAGCGGGATATCCGGGTAGGCCGGGTTGAACGAACGAGCAACCCACCGCCCCGTAAGCTTGTCCTTGGCCACGGTCTTCACGATCATCTTGCCGTCATAGTTGATGGCGTAGATGCCGCCGGCAGCCAGATCGCGCAAGGTCCGGTTCTCGTTCGGGACAACGAGCAGCGCCGCTCCATCACGGATGACGGGTTCCATGCTGTCGCCTTTCGCATACACCACCACCCCTTTACCCGCGTCCGCACCCACGGACCGCAGGAACGACCTACGGAACTGGATGACGCCGGTTTGATCCTCAGCGTGATTCTCAATGCCGTCGCCGGCTGCCAGGCGGACATCTGCCAGTTCAGGTACAGGCTCGAAGCTGTCGTTGGCAGCAGCACGCGCACCCGTGGTCACGTTGGCAGAGACCAGAATCTTGCCGGAGCCCGCTGCTGGATGGTCGAGCACCTCCCGCATCGGGAATGCGTCATCAGCCGCGTGAGTATCCACCACTGAGCCACGGGCCGAACTGGTGGGCTTTTGTGCAGTTGTCGCCGCTACCTTAATCCCGATCTTCAGCTGCGCTATTGCCAGTGCCAGCGCTCCTTGCAGGGCGTTCAGCTGGGCTGGGGGCAGGGCGCGCACCTCTTGCTCTGGGATTTCAGGAAAGGGCCAGGGCGCAGGTGAGGGCGGGTTTGATGTTTCTGTGGCGCCGTCGGCGTCAAACCATCCCTTCATGCCGGGCATCGTCTCAATGGCCCAGATGGTTTTCTCAGTTACGGGCCGAATGCCAGAAATCATCTGGCGAACAAAAGCACCGTCCTTGTAGCCAAGCCGGCGTCCAAAGTCGGTTTTGTTCCCTTGCGATACGTGGTCCACGGCAGCCGCGAGGCGCGCAATCCGGAACTCGTTTAGTTCAACCTCATTCATGCGCGGAAAAGTAGCATGTGCTACGGGTGCATTTGCTACTTGCGAAACGTAGCAAACGCTACTAGTATGTGCAAATGGACCTGAACTCATACCTGTCTTCCCCTGGCGCCCTGACTGTGGCGCAACTCCGTGCGCGCATGGTTGAGCTTGGCTACGACGTCAAGAACGACGCGCAAATACGGCAGTGGCGCACTCGGTACAAGGACCGGCTCCCGTCTCCCGAAAACTGTGTTGGCTTGGAACTGGCCACGGCGGGCGCTATCCGCCGTCAAGACCAACGGCCGGATGACTTCTCGCGCATCTGGCCTGAGCTGGCAGGTGAAGAGGCGAGGGCGGCATGACATCAGTGCACCGTTGCCGATTCGCGGCCGTCGGTCGCCCACGCCATGCGGTCACGCTCGGCGCACAGCTCCTTAAAGATCTCCAGCACCGCCGTTTCGGTGGGGTCGATGAACGTCCGCTTGGCTACTGCGGCCGCGTTCTTCAAAAGCTGCTCGGTCTCGGTCATTTCTTTTCGGTGTGGTCGGCGGGAACTTGGACGCCCTGCGGCTTCTCGGTCTCGCTTTCGGCCGCTTGCTCTGACGGCTGAGAGAGAAGGGTGGCATCGATGCGCGCGAAGAGGTGCGCTCGGGTCACTGGTTTGGATTCGTTGTTGTTTTCCATGTGCCGAACTTTATAGGCGGCGCAGAAATACCGAAACGTTGAAATTTTGAAGGAATCAGCCCTATGACCGCTCACTACACAAATACCCAGTGGCGCGACACGCTCTACAACACAGTGCGCAAGGCTGATGGTGGCGTTTCGGCAGCAGCGACGTTCCTTACTGAGCGACGTGACACGTCCATTCACCCTGAGTCTCTGCGCCGCAAGCTGAAGGGCGACGAGCAACTGGACGTTGACGTTGCGGTGCTGCTTACCGAGTGGCTGGAACGAGACGTCACCACGTCTGACAAGTCCCGTGATTGGTTGCTGTCGCTTTGCGCGCAGGAAGGGCTGTTCGTTGATTTCGTTCCGCCGCCGCCGGCCAGCGGTCATCCGGACGAACTGGCGGCTCTCCAAGAAAAGCTGATGGAAGTCATGGCGAAGGTGGGCAAGATCGCCGCCGAGCTCCGTGATGCGATCGCTGATGGTGTGTTGTGCCAGAACGACGCCGACATGCTCGTACCGCTGTTCCGTGCAGGCCGCGTGATCTTGCATCGGATGGAGCGCAATGTACTGCGCGCGGTGTCGAAGGGACGGGCGCAATGATGGACAAACAAGTGTTCGTCCTGTCGCACCCGTTGGCACGGCGCAACGCTGCCTACGCTTGCTCCAACGCGCCGGAAGGCTACCGGGTTGAGATCAAGCCTCGCACACGCACGCTGGCGCAGAACGACATGATGTGGTCGATCCTGACCGACATCAGCCGCCAAGTTGAATTCATCGTCAATGGCGCGCTCGTGAAGGTGGCGCCGGAAGAGGTCAAGGACATCCTGACGGCCGGCCTGCGCCGTGAAACACGGATGGCAATGGGCATTGACGGCGGCATGGTCCTGCTTGGCCAACGCACCAGCAAGATGACCGTGAATCAGATGACGGAACTCATCGAACTCGCCTACGCCTTCGGCAATGAGAAGGGCGTTGACTGGTCTCGTACCAGCCTTGGGAGAGATGCGTGATTCGCAACTCGACCCTTCAGCGCAAGACGCCCATGAAGCGCGCCAAGGCCGCCCGTAGCGAAGGGCTGGGCCGCAAGGTGGAAATCGTCATGGGCTTCTATCGCCCGCCGGGTCACAAGCTGCCGACGTTGCTTCGCAGTGAGCAGCACCGCCGCAACGTGGCCGCGCTGGGCTGTCTGGTGACCGGCAAGCCCGCGCAAGCGTGCCACGTGAACCTGGGGAAGGGCGGCGCCCTGAAAGCGTGCGACAGCCTTTGCTTCCCGCTGAACCCCGATCTGCACCGGCAGCATGACCAAGGCGGAATTCCGCGCGCTGAGCGTTGGAAGCGTGAATGGGAATACGTGGATGCAACCCGCGCTGCGTTGATGCAGTTGGGCAAGTGGCCGGCAGAAGTGGAGTTGCACTACCAGCGCGCCGTTGAACCGCTGCGCCGCCTGGTGAAGGGTGACGACGAAATAGAAAAGGCCGCTGTGACGAGCGGCCCGGGTACTACCTTGATGGAGAAATTCTAATGGCACGGATCAGAACGATCAAGCCTGATTTTTGGACGGACGAGAAGATCACTGAGTGCTCCATGAGTGCTCGCCTACTGTTCATTGGCATCTGGAATTTTGCCGATGACAACGGCAATCTTCAGCGCTCCGCAAAGAAGGTGAAGATGCAGGTGTTCCCCGCGGACTCGCTGGATTGCGAACCCTTGATTCAAGAATTGATGTCTCACGGAATGCTCATTGAGTACTCGGTGAACGGCGAATTCTTCATGCATATCAAGGGGTTCAAGAAGCACCAGGTGATCAACCGCCCGTCGAAATCCGGTATTCCTCAACCACCGCTCAACGATGAATCAATGAACACTCACGGAGTGCTCATTGACGGAAAGGAAGGGAAGGGAAAGGAAGAGGATAAAGACCCCCCTAGCCCCCCTTCGCAGGGGGGTGACGAGCCGACCGAGCCTTCGGCTGACAAACCCAAGCGCGAACGCAAGCCCGCCATCGCCCTGAAGACATTCTTGGAAAAGTGCAAGGAGCGTGGTGAGAAGGCGATCAGCGAACACGATCCCTTGCTGACGTACGTCGATGACACCGGGCTGCCGATGGAATTCGTCAACTTGGCGTGGATGGAGTTCAAGCGTCAGCACCTCCCTGGCGGTCCGAACGAGCGCCGATTGCAGGCCGACTGGCGCAAGCACTTCGTCAACTGCGTGACCAAGGGTTGGTACAAGCTCTGGTATGCGAGCGCTGACGGCGGCTACGCGCTGACAACGGTCGGCATCCAGGCCCAGCGCCTGCACGACAAGCGGGAGGCTGCATGAGCGCCGAAGCCTTGCGCGTACCGCCGCACTCGGTCGAAGCGGAACAGGGCGTCTTGGGTGGCCTGTTGTTAGACAACCGTGCCTGGGACCGACTGGGTGATCTGCTGGCTGCTGATGACTTCTATCGTCACGACCATCGGCTGATCTTCGAAGCTGCCGCGCGCCTGATGAACCTCAGCAAGCCGGCCGACGTCCTGACCGTTCACGACGCGCTGCAAATGCAGGGGCGCTCCGAAGCGGCGGGGGGCCTGGCCTATCTGAACGCGATCGCCCACAACGTCCCCAGCAGCGCCAACGTGCGCAGCTATGCCGAGATCGTCCGCGCGCATCGAGTCCGCCGTGACGTCCTGACCCTTGGCCACGACATTGCGGAACTGGCAGCCAACGAAACCGGCGATTCGTCCGTGTTGGTCGAGCAGGCTACCGGGCTTGCCATGGCTCTGGCCGACACGCGCCAGGCGGGGCGAGAGCCTGTCGAGGTGGGCTTCCTGCTGCGAGAGGTTATCGAATCCCTGGAAGCCCGTGGTGAGTGTGCCGGCGGCATTTCTGGGCTTGCCAGTGGGTTCACGGATTTGGATCAGAAGACGAGCGGCTTCCAAGCTGGCGACCTGATCATCGTTGCCGGCCGCCCGTCCATGGGGAAGACCACGCTTGCGATCAACTTTGCGGAGAACGTCACCGAGGAAGAGGGCGTAGCGCTGGTGATCAGCTTGGAAATGGCGGCGGCGCAGCTGGTGGAACGGACGATCGCAAGATACGGGGTGATTGACACCCAGCGTCTGCGGACTGGCCGCCTGGAGAACAACGACTGGCCGCGGCTAACGCATGCCATCCAGAAGCTGGAAAACCAGCGCCTGATCATTGCGGACGATCCCGGGCTGGCCAATGTCGCGCGCGTCCGGCTCGCGGCTCGGAAGGTCAAGCAGCGCCAGGGACGGCTGGATCTGATCGTCATCGACTACCTCCAGCTTATGCAGGGAGATGGCAACAGTCGAAACGAAGACCTTGGCGGCATCACACGCGCGCTGAAGCTGATGGCGCGTGAGCTCGGGTGCCCGGTGATCTTGCTTTCCCAGCTGTCGCGCAAAGTCGAAGAACGCCCGAACAAGCGCCCGCTGATGAGCGACCTGCGCGAGTCCGGCGCCATCGAGCAGGACGCCGACGTGATCCTGATGGTCTACCGGGACGACTACTACCACGAAGACAGCCCATACAAGGGACTGGCCGAGATCCTCATCCGCAAGCAGCGCATGGGCCCGCTGGGTGAAGTCTTCCTGACGTTCCAGGGCCAGCACTCGCGATTCCTGGACGCCGATATTCAAGCCGTGACCGAAGCACGCAACGCCGTGCAGTTCAAACCGAAGCCGAAATACAGCCAGTTGAGGGACTGATATGACCAAGCAAAACACCAAGCCGACGATGACTGCGAATCGCAGAGGCAACAAGCGCGTTGTGCTCGCGGCCTTGGAGAGTCAGGACTTGCAGACAATTGCCGAGATATCGGCGGCTACGGGACTTACCAAGCCCAGCGTTCGAAACGCGCTGGTTCTCCTTATGGAAGATGAAGCGGTCCATCGCCGCCCGGAAGTGAGGCAATTCGCTACCTACGAATCACACGTCTACGCGGTTGGCGCGGGCGAAGCCAAGGAAGAGCCGGAAATGCCCATCATCAACGACCGGGATCGCAAAAAGGCTCTGGAGCACGTGGCGTCGACCATCTGCTTGGTTCGTAGCGGCTACCTACCTGGGATGTTCGATCCCTTCCGCGTTCTCCGCGCGCAGGTGGGTGCGGCATGAAGCAAATGGACGTTGCTATGGACCCGATGGCGGGGACCGCGTCTTTTCCTCTGCACACGCTGGCGATCGATCCTGGTCCGATCGAGTCCGGCTGGTGCCTAACGTTGGACGCGAGGCTTATTGACTCCGGTGTCTGCCCGAACCAGGACATGCTGGATTTCGTCCAACATCGACAGCACCAGGTCTTCCCGACTCGCTTAGCTATCGAGATGATCGCCAGCTACGGGATGCCGGTAGGCAAGGAAGTGTTCGAAACCTGCCTGTGGATTGGCCGTTTCGTCCAGGCGTGGCACGACCCGGAGTCCGTCAAGCTCGTCTACCGCAAGGACGTGAAGATGCACCTGTGCGGCACCACGAAGGCGAAGGACGGGAACGTCCGCCAAGCGATTATCGACCTCTACCCCGCATCGGGTGGTGGCGCAACCCCGCAGATTGGCACCAAGGCCAAACCCGGCCCCCTGTACGGGGTATCCAGCCACGCATGGCCCGCTCTCGGTGTGGCCCTAACCGTTCAAGCGCAGCAAGGAGCGATGTGATGGACGATCTGCGCAAGTGGGAATTCCGCGACCCCATGCAGGTGCTGATGAGCCGTCAGCAGGCCGCTCTGAAACGATCGTGCGAGGGCTGCGCGCATGCCAAGACCATCGAGACGCCATTCATCGGCGACACAATCACGCGCTGCCTGAAGGGCAAGCCCTATGGGAAGAAGTGCAGCCGGTACGAGGTGGCCAATGGATAGCAGTCTGCCGCGGTGGGTGGAGGACGAGATCCACAACTGGGCACGCTCGCAATGGGAGGGGGAGTGGCCGGGGCCTGGCCGGCCGGTGTATGACGAGCCGGCCGTTTGCGCTTTCCCCGCAGAGCCTGGACACGAGGATGACGACGAGCCGGTACGAATCCCGGTGAACCATGACCGCGCGCGCAAGGTGAACCGCCTGTATGAGGCGCTGCCTCTGGCGGAGCAGCGCGTGATCCAGGCCGAGTACACGCGCCGCAACGAGTATGGCGACTTGCCCGCGCACCTTCGCCAGGACAAGGCGTGTCGTGTGATCGGGATTCCGCTGCCGTACTACAAGGTGGCGCTGGGAAGTTTCAAGCAGCAGGTGTGGAGGATGTTCGAATGAAGTACGCACACGAAGTTATCGACCTGCTTGGCGCTTTTCCAGGACGTCGGTTCAAGATGCGACAGATCATCAACCACGTGGCGCCTAGAGCTGATCAGCGCCAGCGCGCCGTGGTGCGTACCGGCGTATGGCGCGTTCTGGTCGCGCTGGAGGAATCCGGGCAGATAGCCAGCACCCGCGACGAGGTGGAAAGCCGCGTGCATGTGGAGTACTGGTGGGAAACCATAACATCGACTTCTGGAAAAGCATTTCAGAAACCATCACAATACGTGCGGGAAATCACGTCCTGAATACGGCTAACCGAGACTTCGGCTATCAGGCTGGGCCGGAAGTTTCTGCTATCGGCTTCACTTCACCGGACTCGAGGAGTGCAGATCTAGCGAGGTTGGAGTCGAAGCTCGCTTCCTCAAAAGGGTGAAGTCCTAAGCTGTAAGCGAGGATCACCCGGTTGTGCCCGGAGAGAGGCAGATTGTCCAGCAGCGCATATCGTTGGACATAGGCGTTGAATTTCTTCCCGTCATGAAGGAATCCGTTGAAGTAGATTACTCTCAGTTCCGGGCCCGACAGTCGAGCACGAATAATAGAGACGGCGTCCCACTTTTCCACCCAGCTCACGTTAGGGTGTGAATCCACCCATCTAAGCAGTGAATAGAGAGTTCTAATCAGTGCGCCTAGTTGCGGCTCATTAGAGACGAAGCAACGCTCCCACCACGCGACCGTAGAGCTTCTATGCGTGGCGCGAATCTCCTCCTGCTCCGTTGCGTCGACTGATTGCATCTTCGTAATCAGAGAATGGGTCTCTTCATTGCTTGGAGCACGGCCCAATCGCAGAATTTCATGTAGCGCAATGACCCCAGTGAGACGGGGGTCAAGCTCTGTGCCGCTCCCAAATTGAAGCCCTGATATCAATTCTCGGTAGCTGCTAGTCCAACCAAAGAAGGACTGTTCGAAGGCTTGCTTAGCAAGCTGTCTGCGTTGCTCTTCTAGTTCATCTTGCTGAGACCGCAAGGTGAGTACGAGCAGGACAATGGTCACGAGCCCGGTCACTGGGTTGACGATTCCACCAAGAAAGTCGCCGAACGTGCCCCAATCTCCCGTCTCAGAGGAGATTGGACGGTCGAAAAAATTGGCGATGTAGGCCCCCACTGCGATCATGGCGACAATTGCGGGCCATGCGGCAAAGTAGACGATCAATCGACGAGTTTTCGCGGCTCGCGACTTCTGTCTCTCAGTATTCGTGTTCATTGTGATTGTGGTAGTCCGTAACGTTGAGGGAATATATTGAAAATGGCGCTGACAGACAAACAGCGCCGCTTCGTGGATGAGTACCTCGTTGACCTCAACGCCACGCAAGCGGCGATAAGGGCGGGGTATAGCCAGAAGACTGCCTCATCCCAGGGCGAACGCCTGTTGAGGAATGTTGAGGTTTCCAAGGCCGTCCAAGATTCGCAGGCGAAACGGTCGAGCCGAGTACAGGTGGACGCCGATTACGTTCTGCGCCGCCTGGTAGAGATCGACCAGATGGACGTCCTGGACATCATGCGCGAAGACATGTCGCTCAAGCCGGTGTCTGAGTGGCCCCTGGTGTGGCGCCGGTATCTGTCCGGCTTTGACCTCGGCGAGATGTTCGAGGGCCGCGGCGAAGAGCGGGAAATGATCGGCATCTTGAAGAAGATCAAGTGGCCGGACAAGGTGAAGAACCTTGAGCTGCTTGGGCGCCATGTGGGCGTAAGGGCGTTCCGCGATCAGGTGGAACACATGGGCAAGAACGGCGGGCCGATGGAATTTGCCACTCTGTCCAAAGAGGAATACCGCCAGGCCCGCCGCGAGATGCTGGCGAATGACGACTGCTGACCAGCGTGACTATGCCCGACGCCTAGAGTGCGAGGATGACGGGCTGTACTTCGCCCGGTACTTCTTCAAGCAGCGAATGGGCAACAAGATGATCGTCGCCCCGCACCACAAAGTTATCCAGGACACTCTGGACCGGGTGGTAAGCGGTGAGATTACGCGGCTGATCATCAATATCCCGCCCGGGTACACCAAGACAGAGCTAGCGACGATCAACCTGATAGGTCGCGGCCTGGCGCTGAACAACCGCGCCCGGTTCATGCATCTGTCGTACTCGCACAACTTGGCGCTGCTGAACTCCAGCACGGCACGCGGGGTCATCAAGTCGCAGGCCTATCAGGCAATGTGGCCGATGGCGCTGAAGGACGACGCTGACAGTAAGGCCATGTGGTGGACTGAGCATGGCGGCGGCGTGTACGCCTCGTCGGCTGCCGGCCAGGTGACGGGCTTTCGGGCTGGCCACATGGAACCGGGCTGGCAGGGCGCGCTGATCATTGACGACCCGGTCAAGCCCGATGACGCATATAGCGACACAGTGCGGGGCGGCATCAATGACCGCTTCAACGAGACGATCAAGTCCCGCTTGGCGATCGAGACGACGCCAATGATCGTAATCATGCAGCGCATCCACTATCAGGATCTCAGCGGATACTTGCTGCGGGGTGGTTCAGGCGAAATGTGGCACCACCTGAACCTTCCGGTGATCATTGACAACAGCGATCCGTACCCGAGCGAGAACACGCACGGTATACCGATCGCGCACGGCCTGCCTGACGGATGGCTGTGGCCATACAAGCACAACGAAACCCACCGGACGGCGCTCTTTGCCCACCGACGTACGGCCGAAGCGCAGTACATGCAGCGGCCGCGCCGGTTCAATGCCGAGGGCGCTCTGTGGACTGAGGCGTTGATCGCCGCGGCGCACGCGATCCAGATTCGGCATGACCGAAATCGCACGGTGGTGGCAATCGACCCGCAGGCAACGAACAGCGACGAGAGCGACGAAACCGGCATTGTGGTTGCCAGCTCCTACGGCGCAGGTGACGCGAAGCAGTACTCGGTCGACGGCGACTACAGCGGCAAGTTCTCCCCTAACGGCTGGGCAACCAAAGCAATGGGCGCCTACGACCAGCACCGCGCCGACGCCATCGTCATAGAGACGAACCAGGGCGGCGACATGGCCGAAGAGACTTTGCGCAATGCGGGTTTCAAAGGTCGCATCGTTCGCGTGCATGCCAGCAAAGGCAAGTACGCCCGGGCCGAGCCCATATCAGCGCTGTACGAGCAGGGAAGGGTCGCCCATCAAGGCAGCCTCTACCTGCTTGAGAACCAACTTATGGAATACGTCCCAGCCACGGCGAAGAAATCGCCCGACCGGCTGGACGCAATGGTCTACGCACTCACAGAGCTCGGTGGCGCCAAGCCCATCGGCATGCTTCTCCCAGGACGGTAAATGGCAATCTTCAAGGTCACGCAGCGCGATAGTGGCAAGTCCATGGTCGTGCGGGCGAAGTGCGTCTCGTGCGCGCGCACCGTGGCTGTCGAGAATGCCGGTGCCGAGGGTACAGCCGTCTGGCGTGATCCGGATCAATCGAGCGTTGAGTTGGTACGCCACGACGACAGGCCCGGCCTGATTATCAAATCGGAATGAGCATGTCAGACACGAACAACAGCGAACAGCTTCAGTTGGCAGTCAATGCCGCACTGAGCCAGGCGCAGATCGCTCGCGCCCGTATGGGCCTGCTGGGCGGCCAGGGGATCGACAACAAGCGGCCCCAGGCCTGGTGCGAGTACGGTTTCCCCGAAGAGATCGAGTTTTCCGAATTCTACGCGCTGTATCGTCGTGGCGGCATCGCTCACGGCGCCATCGGAAAGATCACGTCCGCGTGCTGGAAGACGAATCCTTGGGTGATCGAGGGCGACGACCAGGACAACGCGACCGATGAGACCGCATGGGAGCGCGGCAACAAGCAGGTCTTCACGCCGAAGTTCTGGCGCTCGGTGGCCGAGGCCGACAAACGCCGTCTGGTGGGTCGATACTCGGGCCTGCTGCTGCAAGTGCGCGACAGCGGCCGCTGGGATGAGCCCATCAAGCGCAAGGGCTCGCAACTGGTCAAGATGATCCCGACCTGGGCCGGAAGCCTCAAGCCGGCGGGGTTCAACACCAACGCTCAGGACGAGGGATACGGCACTGTCTCCAAGTGGCAGTACACCGAGTACGGAATGGAAGGGAATGCCGGGCGCAAGGTGGACATCCACCCCGACCGCGTTTTCATTCTGGGTGATGCATCATGCGACGCCATCGGCTTCCTGGAGCCAGCCTACAACGCCTTCGTCAGCCTGGAAAAGGTGGAAGGTGGCTCGGGCGAATCGTTCCTGAAGAACGCTTCCCGGCAGCTGTCGGTGAACTACGACAAGGAAGTGGACCTGGGCAGCATCGCGCAGGCCTATGGCGTTTCGCTGGACCAGTTGCAGGCGCGCTTCAATGAGGCGGCCCGTGAGGTCAATCGCGGCAACGACGCTTTGCTGGTTACGCAGGGCGCCACGGTCAATCCGCTGGTTACCGCCGTTGCCGACCCTGGCCCGACCTACAACGTCAATCTCCAAACCGCCGGCGCCGCGCTGGATATCCCCAGCAAGATCCTGGTCGGGATGCAGACCGGAGAGCGCGCCAGCTCGGAAGACCAGAAATACTTCAATGCACGCTGCCAGTCTCGGCGCGCCGACCTGGGTATGGAAATCCACGACCTGGTGGAGCATCTGACGCGCATCGGCGTGGTCAAGCAAATCGCCGAATACACGGTGATGTGGGACGACCTGACCGAAGCCACGCAGGCCGACAAGCTGGGCAACGCCAAGGTGATGAGCGAGATCAACCAGACCGCCCAGAGCTCAGGCGCAGAGGTGTTCACCACGGACGAGATTCGCGAGGCGGCAGGATACGACCCCAGCGACGACACCGAGCTATTGCCCGACGAAGACGAGGATGATGATGGCCCGATCACCGATCCTGCCGAGTAATCAGGCAGACCCGACAGGGGTAGATCGGCTGGAGCGGGGCGCCATGAAGGAATTTGACCGTCGCATGCGGCGGATTCGGAATGGCTACGTTGAGGCGCTGGCCCGCATTCCGGCCGAGCCGGTAGTGAACAAGCGCTATACGTTCAGGCTGGATCAGGCGTTGTTGTCGTCGATCTTCGCTGACACAGACCGCCTGGTCGACGAAATCCTGCTGGAAGGCGGGGAGCGCAACCTTTGGCTGTTTGAGTCGTATGTGGGGGTGGCTTACCAGCGCGGCACAGCGCAGGAGTTCGCCAACCTTGGCCAGCAGTCGCCGGCCTACAAGGCGGGGCGTGACTCTCTGCAAGCGTTGCTCAGATCCGAGCCATATCAGGCGCGTCTGTCCCTAGTGCGAGCACGCCAGTTTGAAGAAATGAAAGGTCTGTCCGGTCAGGTAAAGGCGGACATGTCCCGCATCCTGTCCGACGGTATCGGCCGGGGGTTGAACCCGCGCGACATCGCCAAGAATTTGACAGAGCAGACGGGTATCGAAGCCCGCCGCGGTCACCGTATCGCGCGTACTGAAGTGCCGATGGCGCTGCGGCGTGCCCGCTGGGACGAGCAAGACCAAGCCCAGGAAGACTACGGCACCCAGGCGAAGCTGATGCACATGTCTGCGCTCAGCCCAACCACGCGGCTGACGCATGCCCGCCGGCACGCGAGGCTGTTCACCAGCGAAGAAACCCGCGAATGGTACGCGCGCGATGCGAACGCCATCAACTGCAAGTGCGGCCAAGTATCGGTCCTGGTGGACGAGAAGGGCGAGCCCCTTGTGCCTGCGGTTGTCGACCGCGCGCGCAAGAACTACCAGGTGATGAAAGACAAAGGCAACGGCCCCTGGGCCGATGACAAGGAATAGCCATGCCGATGCAGGTAAACATCCGCACGCAGGTCAACAGCAAGTCCATCCGCCGCGAGCAGCACAACGGCCGTGAGCACATCGTAATCCCGAGCTACACCATGCCGTTTGACGTAGTGATGAACGGTGGCTTGTACCCGAAAGACCAAATCGTCGCCAACTACAAGAAGCTTGAGGGCACTTTGGCACCGTTGGGCCATCCCACCGTGAATGGTGCGTTCGTGTCCGCCTTCTCCCCGGAAGGTATCAATCTGGGGCATATCGGCGCCTGGAACCGCAATACCAAGCTGGTCGGCAATCGCGTCTACACGGAAAAGTGGGTTGACGTGGAGGTCGCGCAGAACACGGAAGGCGGCCGGCGCGTGATCGAGCGCGTAGAGCAGCTTGAGAAGGGAGAGGGCGAGCCGGTCCATACCAGTGTCGCCGTCTTCCTGGAGCGTGAGCCGGCCGTCAACGCCGATGGCTATGAATGGACCGCCAAGATTCATGGCATCGATCACGACGCCATCCTGCTTGACGAGCCGGGCGCCGCCACCCCCGAGCAGGGTGTGGGCCTGATGGTCAATGCGGACCAAGCCAAGCCGCTCCATGTGAATGCCGGGGCGCTGGTGGGGGAATCCTTCCGCGAGCGAGAGAACCGCATCCAGGCCGCCGCCAAGGCCCGCTTCGCCCCGGGTGCCGAGGATTACGTCTGGGTGGCCGATTTCACCGACACCCAGGCTGTCCTGGTGCGTAACGGCGGTGTCGCCGAAGTCTACGGCTATGCCACTGAAGGCGGAAAGATCGTCTTCGATGACGTTGGCTCGCCCGTCGTCCGCCAGGAATCCTGGGTCACCACCGTGGTGAACAGCGTCAAACGAATTTTCAACCATCAGGCTCGGCCTGATAACACTCTGGAGGGCAATATGCCTCTGACCGCTGAAGAAAAGGCCGAGCTGACCAACGACATCAGCAAAGCCGTCGCCGCCAACGTGGCGGAACAACTCAAGCCGCTGACCGCCAAGGTTGAGGGCCTGGAGACCAACCACAAGGCGTTATCCGACTCCTTGACCGCCAACGCCAAGGCCGAAGAGGCTGAAAAGCGCAAGGCCGTGGCAGCAGTGCATGGTGACATCGTCGCCAATGCGCTGTCCGGTGAGCCCCTGGACGCGATGTTCAAGGCGCTGGGCACCGCGGCGCCGATCACCAACGGCCAGGTTGCCGATTCCGGCAAGCCGCGCTTTGACGAAGTCCCGGAATAAGGAGCCCAGATCATGGCTGTGAAATGGAACAAGATTTACCGTGGCGGCGTTCATCGCACCACGCCCGAAACGCGCGAAGTGAACGCGCCCGCCTCGGGCGCCTTTCTGCCCGGCACGGCGGTCACGATCACCTCCGCCGCCGGCGAGATGACCGTCCAAAAGGGCATTACGGGCGTGCGAGATTTCTGGTACCTGATCGGCGAGCAGTTGCACGGCTCCGTCGACGACAACCAGGTTGGCGGCGGTTCGTCCATGCGCCTGTACACCCCGCGCTCCGCAGACCTGATGGCCGGACGTCTGGTGGCCGGTGTCGCGATTGCAGACGATGTGCCCCTGACGATCAACGCCGATGGGCGCTTCGCTCTGGCCGTCACTGACGACCCGATCCATGCGTACATCGACGATCCGGCCAATGCCTTCCCCGGCACGACCCCGACCACGTCGACGCTGGACCAGTTGGTCCCGATCAAGATCCGCTAAGGAGGCCGAAAATGGCTTTTTACGTAGACAAAAAGGGCCTGGAAGCGAATTCCGGCCTGAAGAAGCAGCACCAGTTCATCGTGAACGCGCGTACCGCGAACTGGGACCATGAAACCGGCCTGATGAAGGCCGCAGGCCTGGAAGTGAACGAGGCGCGCATCCCCGGCGAGGTGTGGCGTGACTTCGATACGCAGACCAAGACGCTGATGCTGTCCGATGAAGGCGGCGTCCTGCTGAACGACCTGATGCCCCTGGCGCGCAACGTCCACATCGGCAAGATCGTCAGCGAATACCGCCGCTACGGCGCGGATGAGCTGGAAGTCCGGTCCAGCATCGACGGCCAGCACCGCAAGCCCGTGAACCACGTCAGCTTCGACTATGACGGCGCGATCGTTCTGGTTCACTCCACGCAAGTCGGCCGCATCTGGCGCGAGCTGGAAGGCATGCGCTCGGAAGGCTACGACGCTCTGCTGGATGACCAAGCCGCGGCTACGCGCTTTGTTCGCAAGCGCACCGTCGACAACTTCGTCGATGGCACGCCCGATCTGACGTACAAGAACTACCAAGCCTACGGCATCAAGAACAACCCGAACACCATCGCGTTGGACTTGGGCGCCGCCGGCCTGAACGTGGATCTGACCAGCCCGACGTTGACCTTTGCGCAGGCATGGGGCGCTTTCGTCGCCGCGCTGCAAGCGCTCCAGGGCCAGGGCAACAACGCGGTTGGCAATGTCACGTTCTACATCTCGGACGAGATCTGGTTCAATCTTCTGCGTATCGCCAACCCGGGCACCAGCAACGTCGAAACCATTCTCCAGGGCCTGCAACGCATTCCCGGTGTGGCTGGCTTCAAGCGCACGGACACGGTGACCGGCAATGAGTTCCTGGCCATCATCTTGTCCAGCGAATACATCCGCCCGGTCGTCGGCATGCCCGTCACCACCACCCCGATCCCGCGTGTCACGCCGATGGACGATTGGCACGTGCTGGTCTGGGGCGCCTCCGGTTTGCAGGTCAAGGCTGACTCGCAGGGCCGCAGCGGCGTGCTGTACGCCAGCGCGGCATAAGGGGGAATCATGGCGAAATCCAAGTACATCCTCCTGCGCAAGATCATTGGTGCCGAAGTGATGCTGCCCGGCGCGGTGATCGAGCTCACGCCCGAGCAGGCCGCCCATCCGCTGTATCGCACGCGCGTTCGCAAGGCCGATGACGCCGTGTCCCTGGTGCCGGCAACGCCCGGTGCAGGTTCGGGTGGTGCCGATCAGGAAAAGGGCGACGTCAAGAGCCGCCTGAAAGAGCTGGGTATCAAGTACGACGGCCGGAAGAGCGCTGAAGAACTTGTTGCCCTGCTGCCCGACGGCGACCCGCTGAAGCCCGCCGCAAACTAACCGCCTTCGGGCGGTTTTCTTTTGGCCCTGCCTGATGGTGGGGCCGTTTCTATTTTGAGGTCTGGATATGGTGACGATCGACCAAGCCAAGCAGTATCTGGAAGGCCAGGGGATCGTCCTGCCGGATTTCGTCCTGGCTGCGCTAGTCGCCCAGGCAAACAGCATCCAGGAATGTCTGGATGAGCATTACACGCCGGAAACGGCGCTGCTGATCCAGTTGTACCTGCTGAGCCTGATGGGCCTAGGGCAGGGGGATCGCTACATCAGCAGCCAGACGGCGCCCAGCGGCGCGTCGCGCTCGTTCCGGTATCAGGGCTTTGCCGACCGATGGAGCGGCGCGCTGTCGCTGCTACGCGGCTTGGACAAGTACGGGTGCGCTTCCGAGCTGATCCCGCCTGATCCGACCAAGAAGGCGTTTGCGGGCATGTGGATCGCCAAGGGCGGGTGTCACGAATGAGCGCTACCGCCAATTGGAGCTATACGAACATCGCGACTGTACGGCCGTTCGTGTCGATCGACATGATGACCGGCGAAACGGTCTTCGGCCCTGAGTTCGATATCGCCTGCACCTGGACGGCAGAAAGCAAGATGGAGCGCGAGTCGGGTGGGCAGAGTGGGGCGCGCGGGGCGGAATTCCTCTCGCAGCACATCATCTTCACTGAAGACAAGCGCCCCAAGTACCTGGATCAGATCAGCTTTGACGGCTCGAACGGCTGGGAGGAAATCCGCTCGGTGACGAACTGGGATATGTCGTTCTTCGGCGAAGAGCCGGATCTCAAGCTGGTGACCTGACATGCCGGTCAAGGGCATCGAGCGCGTCAAGCGCGGCTTTCGGATCGCGGTCAAGGAAATCGGGGAAGGCAAGACCGAGCGTGCCGTCTACGAGACGTTATCGCAGGGCTCGGCGATGGCCGCCCAGATGACACCGATCGACTCAAGCAACCTGGTCAATAGCCAGTACGCACCGCAGATAGACGTGAAGGAAGGCAAGGTGTCCGGCTCGGTCGGATACACGGCTTCCTATGCGGCGGCGGTTCACGAAGCCTCCGGAAAGCTCAAGGGAAAGCCCCGGGCCGACTTCGGCACGACGCGCGCAGGCGTGGGTTTCGGAGGCGGTACAGGCAACGGCAACTACTGGGACCCCAACGCAGAGCCCGAATTCCTTAGCAAGGGCTTTGATCAGATCAAGGATGCGGTGCCGGCCATTCTCAAAAGGATTTACGGTGTTTGACGCCTTCACTGATTGGCTCAAAGCGGTCGTTGGCGACGGATATCTGTACAGCCGCGGCATGTGGATTGACAGCCCGTCCGTCAACGGGGCGTTCATCGCATCTGTGCAGCAGATGGGCGGACCGGCGCCGGACGTCGAGGACCGCGTTATTCGATTCAAAGTGATCCTGCTAGGCCCGAGAGATGGCCGCAAGCACGTGGTCGCTGTCGAACAAACCATGGAATCACTGGCCCAGGCCGCTCTAGGCGATTCGTCGCCATGCGGCGCGGCGTCCGTGCGCGCGGTCGGCGAAGCCGTTGGCCCCGCCTACACGAGCGAGAACCGCCCCTGGTACTCGCTTGATTTTGAAGTGCTTTTATAACTGGAGGCCACTAATGGCTACTTGCAAGAACCAGAAGTATGTTGGCCGTGACGTGGTCCTGGAATACCACATCGGCTGCGGCGATCAAATCCCCGCTGAAACGGATTGGAAGCGCTTCGCCGCACTCCGAACGAAGGAATTCACCCTCGAATGGGAAACGGCCGACGCGACCGCTGACGACTCGGTGGGTGCATTGCGCGAGAACATCGCCACGTTCCAGACGCTCAGCATCTCGGGCGACGGCACGGCCAAGGCCTCCGGTGCCGGCTCTGAAAACCTGATCGAGATCACCAAGCACGTTGCGCGCCCCGACGCCACTGGCGGCCAGCCTGTGGCCTGGATGCGCATGACGTTTCCGGATCTGACGTTCACGGCATTCATGCTGGTGTCGAACATGAGCCGCAGCGCTCCGTTTGACGACGTCGTTACGTTCAGTCTCGAAGCGAGCGCCACCGGCAGCGACTTCGGTCTGATCGTTGAAGACACGCCGAACCCGGACGCCGCGGACCCGACGAGCGTCGAGGTGATCCCGTCCACGCTGAGCCTGACGGTTGGGCAATCGTTCGACGCTGAAGCGGTCGTGATGCCCGTTGGCGCCTCGCAATCGCTGCGCTGGACGTCGTCCAATCCGGCCATGGCGACGGTGAACCAAGTTACCGGGCAGATTACGGCCATCGCCGCCGGCTCAGTGACGATCACTGCGGCGTCCACTGTAGCCCCCGGGGTTACCGACACGGTAGCTCTGACGGTGGTCCCCTTGGTCCAAGGCATTTCCGTCTCGCCCACCGCGGTATCGGTGGAAGAGGGCGCGACGCAGGCCTTGACGGCTTCTGTCTCGCCGACTGGCGCCGCTCCGGGCCTGGTGTACGAAAGCGCGTCGCCCGCTGTGGCCACCGTTAGCAACGTGGGCCTGATTACCGGTGTCGCCGAGGGCAGCACCAGCGTCAAGATCACCAGCGCGGCTCGTCCGGCTGTGAGCGTGACAGTGCCGGTGACCGTCACGCCGGCATAAATCATGATCCTGACCGAAATTGGCGAAGTCGGTGTGTACGCGGGGGACCAGGTTGTGCGCCTACGTCCCTCGCTGTATGCAATGTCTAGACTGGGAGACCCCGTCGAGATAGTCGAAACGTTTGCCACGGTCATGGGTGGGGCAGAGGATGAGGCCCAGGCGCGCCGGTTGTTCCAGGCCGCCTTGGGCGTCATCTACGCATGCGCCAGCGAAGACGTCGACCCCTCGTCATTGTTTGGCACGTACGAGACCATTTCCGGTTCGCTGGAATACGTGCCAGGGGCTGCGCCGGTGGAGCATGTGGTTCCGCTTGCTCGCTGCCTGCTGAAGCATGGCGTCACGGGCGCATTGCCCCCGTTGCCGAGGCGGCCGGGTGATGATGAGCCGGCGTATGTGAAGGAGTTCGTGGCCCGGGACCATGTGGCTATGGCCATGGCTCATCTAGGCGTTTCGGAGCGAGACGCTTGGGATCTGACGATGACCGGGATGGTCGGCGCACTGCGCGCCAAGTTCCCGCCGGCCGAAAGTAACGCGCCTGGCGCCAAGGCACCAACCAAAGAACAGCATGACGCCACCATGGCGTGGTTCGACAAGATCGAAGCAAAGCGAAAGGCAGCTAAAGGGGTTCAGTGATGGCAGGCGGAATGAATGTCGGGTCGATCTACTACGAGGTAGAGGCCGACACGTCGAAGCTCGTCAACAGCTCCACCAGCGTCGATTCGACGTTGGACAAGATGAACAAGCGCTTTGGCCAAACGGATAAGGCGGCCAACCAAGCCCAGTTCCAAATGACCCAGACGGCTGCGGCCGTTAAGGGGTTGGGGCGCGAGGCGGCGGTTTCGTCGTCTGCGCTAAAAGGATTTTCAGGTGTACTGGCGGGGATCATCTCGCTTCAAGGCGTTTCCGGCCTGATCCAGATGGCCGAGGCATATAACGAGATGGCCGAGCGGGTGCAGATGGCCACCGCGAACGCCGCCGAGTACAACACCGTGCAGGCTCGCCTGCTTGAGACGGCGAATAAGACCTATCGGTCTTTGTCCGAGGCCCAGGAAGTCTATATCCGCACGTCTGCCGCCCTTAAGTCGATGGGTTACGACACGGAATCGGCGCTGGACGTCACGGACTCGCTTTCGTACTCGTTCGTCAAGAATGCGACTAGCGTGGACCGCGCGAAGAGCGCCACGGATGCCTTTAGTAAGGTGCTCAACAAGGGCCGAGTCGAAGCGGACGCTTGGGAAACCATCCTGGCAGCGATCCCGACTGTTGTGGCGGACGTAGCCACGGCTACTGGGAAGACGGCGGAAGAGGTGCGCAGGTTGGGCGTGAATGGCCAACTGACCGCGCGCCAGTTGTCCGAAGGCTTGCGCACGTCGCTCGACGAGAACAAGAAAGCCGCTGACGGGATGGCCACGACCATCAAAGACGCTTTCACCGCGCTTCGGAACAACCTTTCCGCGATGGTGGGCGAGGCCAATAGGTCCACGGGCGCGACAGGTGTGCTGTCCAAGGCGGTACTGACGCTCGCCGAGAACCTGCAAACTCTCGTGACCGCGCTGCTGGCGATTGGCGCCGGCGCGATGGCGAAGTATCTCGCAGGCATCACCGCGTCAACGCTCGCCAACGCCCGCGCGGCGCTGGGGGCTAAGGCGCAAGCGGCGGCAGCCCTTGAGCAAGCCATAGCCAACGAGAAGGCGGCGGCTGCTGCCGCAGGCCAGGCCGCAGCGCAAGTTCGGCTGGGCGGTTCGCTCGCCGCTTCCACCGCTGCTGCAAATGCCCATCGCGCGGCTCAGACCGCCCTGGCGGCTGCGCAACGCACGACGACAGCCGCGGGGACTGGGTTGGTAGCGATGCTGGGCGGCCCAGCCGGAATTATCGGATTGCTGGCCACTGCTGCTGCCGGCGTGTATTTGTTTGGCGACAATTCTCGGAAGGCAGCGCCCAACGTCGACGAGCTGGCGACTGCCGTAGACAACCTGACTCAGGCGCAACTAGAACTGCGGCGTGTCCAGGTGGGCGACGCGATTCAACAGATCGAGAAAGAGGCGCGCGATGCGGCTCGCAGCGTGTCCACGATTACTAAGGACATCATCGAGCTGCAAAAGGCCCAGCAGCGAGGCGCAAACTTGGGCGCCGATGGCCTGTCGAATGCCAACAAGTCGCTTGTCGAAGAGAAGGCGAATCTTGATGAAGTGAATGGTCGCCTTCAAAAGCTGTACGAGCTCCAGGAAAAGCTGGCCAACCAGAAACCGCGCGAGCGGACGAGCGGAGGGCCCAGCAAGCCGGCGGACGCAGACCCGGAGGTAGCGAAGCGCCTACAAGGAATGCGCGATGAATTGGCCCTTGCAAAGCTTACTGGAGACGCTCGGGCTCGCTTGGCGGCCATCCAGAAGCTTGGTGCCAACGCAACGAAAGGAGAGCGTGAGGAGGCGGAACGTCTAGCCTCGGAGATCTACAAGCTAGAGCAAGCCCAGAAGGCTGGTGAGTCCGGTTCGAAAAAGTCCACCGAGGCCGCGAAAGAGAACCAGAAGGTTATCGACGGACTGGCCACCGCTCTATATGAAGCAGGATTGGCCGGCACCGAGCTGGAAGTGGTGAAGGCGAAGGCCTCGCTGAACCCCTTCGCCACTCCCGAGCAAGTGGCGCAGGTTGAAGCTCTCGCGCGCGCGATAGGCAAGGTGAGTGAAGCCGAGCAGAACAAAAAGCTGCTGGGTCAGGTCGATCCAATTGCTGGGGCTCAGATAGAGTTTCAGGCCCAGATTGAGAATCTCCGCAAGCTCAACGAAGCCAAGCTGCTGGAAGATCAGCGATATCTAGAGTTGAAGGCGCAGGCTGAAACTGCCTATGACGAACGGGCGCGCGTCCTGCAAGAAGAGAACTTCCGACGGCAGTCCGGATGGAATGAGCTTCTCATGTCAAGCCTGGATCAGTTGGGCGCTGCCGCGACCGATACGCTCGTTGGAATTGCAACTGGCGCTACGACCGGCGAGGACGCTGTCAAGGCATTGGCAGGAGCCATTCTGAAGCAGGGCGTTAACGCGCTCGTTCAGATGGGGTTGCAGTACGTCAAGAACCTGATCATGGGCCAGACCGCCACCGCAGCAGCAACGGCGGCCGGCACGGCGGCGGCGGCCACTCTCGCTACGGCTTGGGCTATCCCCGCCGCTTTCGCTTCGCTCGCGTCGTTTGGAGCTAACTCAGCGCCTGCCATGGCGGGTATCGGCGCCACGGTGGGCCTGGCTGAAGGCTTGGCCCTGGTCGGTGGAGGTCGACAGTACGGCGGCGGAGTGGACGCCGCGAAGATGTACCGCATCAACGAGAACGGCGCTCCAGAAGTGTTCAATGCGGCCAACGGCCAGCAGTTCATGCTGCCAAACCGACGGGGTGAGGTCGTCAGCAATAAAGACGCTACAGGTGCCAATGGTTCGATGCCTAGCGTGACAATAAATCTGATTGAGAATCGAGACCGCGCCGGCCAAGTCTCCCAAAGCCGGGATGGCGATGGCAACTTGACGGCGGATCTGTTCGTTGCCGATATACAAGGCGGAGGTGAGATGTCTCAAACTCTGGAATCCACATACGGCCTTAAGCGCCAAGGTCGGTAAGCATGGAAACCTCGATCGACTATCCGGCTGAGCTTCCCGCGCCCCTGTGGGCTCCGAATCAATACGCGGTCACGTCGCCCAATCAGCGCACGACAATGGATTCGGGTCGCGCGCGGCAACGTCGGAAGTTCAGCTCTGTGCCGGTGATGCGCTCGGCCACGTGGGTTATGACGAGCGCACAAGCCCGGCTGTTCGAGCTTTGGTACAAGGCGACGCTCAAAGACGGAACCGAGTGGTTCAACATCTATCTACGGCATCCCATCGGCTATGCCGTGCGAGTTTGCCGCATTTCTGGCGTCTACAACGGTCCGATAGCCTGGGGGGCAGATCGCTGGCAGTTCTCTGCAACCTTGGAAGTGTGGGAGCGCCCACTGCTTCCTGACGAGTGGCTAATTCTGCCGAGCTTTGTGGCGAATCCAGAGATTTTTGACTTGGCGATGAACCGGGAGTGGCCGAAAGCATGAGCGCCCTTGCCGAAGTCTACGCAAGCGCGCCCGCTGGCGAGTTGATCATCTCCACGCTGGAAATTCGCGTGGCTGGCCAGACTCCGATTCGAATCTGCGATGGATTTGAAAACCAGCTCTTAGGTGTGTCGGGCTCATTCGTCCTATTCGAGGCGGGCTCTCTTTCTGTATCTCTTCCCGCAAAGAACAACACCGGGCGTCAGACGTTGAATTTTGGTGTCGCCGGCGTATCGGCCATCGTTGATCGCTACTTCGATCTTGCGGAAGAGTCAGGGCAGCCTGTGCAGGTTATCTACCGCGAGTATCTGGAAAGCGATAAAAGCCAGCCAGCCCGAAAGCCGTATGTCATGGAATTGCTGGGCGGCACGATTGAGGGCGATGAGGCGACGTTGAGCGCGGCGTTCTTTGACCTATTGAATCTGCGGTGGTCTCGCCAGTTGTACACGGCGACCAATGCACCAGGTATCAAGTACCTATGAACCTGCAACGTTACCTCGCCACACGGTACGTTGCCGGTGGACGAGGCCCTGTCGAATACGACTGCTGGGGTATGACGCGCGATGCGAAATTCGAATTCTTCGGAGGCGTCAAATTGCCAGAATGCGCAGACGCCAAACCCGGCTTGATTCCGGTCATAACGCGCGAGGTGGCGCGCGTGGCCCAGCAGTACGCCATGAACGCCACCGAGCAGCCCGAACCGGGCCACGTGGCCACCGCTTGGCATGGCCGCGTATGCGTTCATGTTGGGCTCGTTATCCGAGATCAAGAAGGCGCTCTCAAGATATTGGAGACCGACGCGCCGACCGGGCCGTGCCTTACGCGCATCCGTCACTTCGAACAGCGATATTCAAGGGTTGTTTACTATGCGGATTGACATCTACTCTGCCCCTGAGCTGGACACGCGGCTGGAGTCGATCGATTGGGCCGGCACGTTCGAGCAGTACTTAGACGCCACGATTCCTGCCTGGCGCGACATGGAAGTTCAGCGATTCGCCGCTCACCTTGATGGCGTCAAGTGGCCACAAGACCGGTGGGGAGAGACGCTGGCGCCGGACGCGCTCGTGCGCGTGAACACGATCCCGATGGGCGGCCTGTTCAAGATCATCGACCCGATCTTGTCAAAGCTTCTGAACGTGTTCCGCGGCAAGCGTCCCGTGACGAATCGCGAGACGCCGGAATCGCGAAACTTGGAAGCGGCAGACGGGAAGGCCAACACCGCCAAACTTGGCAGCGTGGTAGCCGAGCCGGCCGGGCGATATCGCCGCTTCGTGGACTACCTCACTCCACCGCGCCGGTACTTCGTGAACAAACGAGAACAATGGCTGGTCTTTCTGGCCAATGTTGGACCCGGAAATTATCAAATCGCCGATGCAGACGTGCGTGTAGGTTCCACACCGCTGAGCGCTTTGGGGGATGACGCCGCCTACGGAATCTATCCTCCGGGGACGAACCTGTCTGGGCAAGTGGCCGCGCAAATTTGGCATACGGTAACGGAAGTGGGCGGCACGTCGTCGGGTTCGGCTGGCCTGGAGCTGACGACGGAACCGGCCAATCGCGTCAATGCCGACCCCGCCTCTTATGCGTTGAGCGGCGCCACCATCACGCGCAGCGATGGCGAATACCCGAGCGGGTGGGGCGTGGGCACCATCGTCGCGATCGAATACGCTCGCCTGTACGACATCGTCGATCATTTCGTTGACCCTACGGAGTCAGCTCCGGGTTATGCGATAAGTCGCTTCACGGGATACTTCGGCCACATGCCAAGCGTAGCCGTGGGCGCAGTGTTCCAAGTTGGCGCGTTCGGTTCTGATGTGAAGTGGCGCGTTAAAACCGTCGTGGCGTCACCTGGCGCAGGCGTCTACACGCTGGAGTTTGAGGAAAATACCGAGATATTCACGCCAGTCCACGTAACGGCTGGCGCAGGGGTGTCGTATACCTTTGGTGCGGATATCGAGCGCACCATAGCCGGTTTCGACCCCGCCAGCATTACCGTGTCTCCTGGCGTGTTTCAGACGGGTTCGATGACGACGTTGTTGCGGTTCGCTGGCGGCGCGGTGTATGGCGAGTGGACAAACGAGTTTATCGCCACTCCGGACGGCGCCACGACAAGCACGCTGGAACTTGACGTGTTTTTCCCGAATGGTTTGTGTTTCCTGTCAGATGGCGGCGAAGTCGAATCGCGCTCTGTTGGCGTCGAATACCAATATCGCAACGTGTCCGGAGGGCCGCGCGTTACGATAGCTCGCACCTTCTCGGATGCCACCGTGGACCAGATTGGGTTCACCGAGCAATTCGTCATCTCATCCATGGTGCCGGCCGTTCGCATGCGCCGCGTGGGCGCACAGTCTACGAGCACGCAGGCGCAAGACAAATGCCAGTGGTATGGCCTCAAGGCGCGCATGCCGGATTATTGGGTCTATCCAGACTGGACGACCATAAGCGTGATGCTGCGCAGCGGCGGCAAGTTGGCGGCTCAGAGCGAGAACCAAATTAACGTCATCCCCGTTCGTGTACTGCCGACGCTCCTACCGGACGGAACATGGTCATCGCCCGCGCCCACGAGGGAAATAACGGCGTTCGCGCGTCATATCCTGCGATCCTCCGGCGTAGCTGACGACGCTATCGATATAGAAGAGTGGGTGCGACTTGACGCGATCTGGAAGGCACGCGGCGACACACTAGACTTCGTGTTCGATGCGACCACGGTCAAGGAGGCGCTAGATACAACCTTCGGCGCCGGCATGGCTGAGTTTACATGCGGTGATGGCCTAGTACGGCCTGTACGTGAGGATGTGAAGCCCGTTAACCAGTTCGAGCAATCCTACGGGCCCTTCAACATGAAGGCGCCACTTCGCCGCAATCGGTCCACGCATTCTGAGATCACCGATTACGACGGTGTAGACGTCGAGTACGTGAATTCCGAAACCTGGGTACGAGAGACGGTGCAGTGCCGTTTGCCTGGAGATCTTGGCGCCAAGGTTCAGAAGATGACTCTGGACGGGGTGACGGATCGAACGCGCGCATGGCGCATTGGTATGCGTCGGCGAGCGGCCCTCTACTACCGAAAAAAGGACTACAGCTTCACGACGGAACTGGACGCTCTCAATAGCGAATACATGGGCTATGTGGGTCTGTTTGGATATGGCCGTACCGGCTTGCTTGTTGGCATTGCGTCTGATGGTGCCGGCGGTGCAATTATGGAAAGTAGCGAGCCCGTCACCTGGAATGCCTCGGAAGGCCAGCATGTGGTCGCGTATCGCCGTCTCGATGGATCATTCGCCGGGCCATTCCCAGCCTCTGAGGGGGCCGATGAGTACCACATACGCGCTGCGGTCCCCCAGCCTTGGCCGTCAATATCGCTTAGCCACGAGCCCCCGCACTTGTACTTTGGCCCGCTCTCGTCATTCTGCTTCCCCGCTCTCATTTCTGGCGTATCGCCCCGCGGCGATTTTGAGGTGGCAGTGACGGCGGTGAACTACGACCCTCGGGTCTACGCATTCGATAACCACTTCCCCCCCCCCACGTAAAGATATCGAGCATCAACCTAGGCCCCTTTCAAGGGGCCTTTTTTTTGGGCAAAAGAATGACGACCTATAGAACTGGGAACCCTCTCGGAAGCGTATCCGTCAAGGATCTTTACGACAATGCCGAGAACTTCGATACGGCCGTAAATGACCGAACCGCCGAACACTGGAACGACCGCCTTGGGGTTCGTCGTCTGTCCTGGCACGGCCTGGAGGAAGCGTTCCAGCGCTTTTTGCTCAATTCGGGCTATGAAGATCTGGGAGAGTATGCCGCCGGGATTGAGATATCTTCGCGCAACCAAATATTCCGCAAGGACGGAGAGCTGTGGCGCGCTAGCGCGAACCTGGATCTTCCGTACACGACTTCTGGGGACTGGGCGGGGGAATCTGCTTCATTCGTATCTGTGGGAGATGCCGCCTTGCGCCAGGAACTTTCTACAGCGGGTGGCGCTGGGAAGTCAGGATTTAGCCATGATCAAGCCTACCCCGATGCAACCGTTGGGAAGAAGCTCAAACAAGGCGTGAGCCTCAAAGACGCCCCGTTCAATGGCATCGGAAACGGCGAGGACAGCAAGGCCACCGATCGCGCGGCGCTGGCAGCCATGTTCGCCTATGTCGCGCTCACAGGCGTTCCCTACACGATCCCGAAAGGCGACTGGGATCTGCCCAACTTCAATGCCCCCAGCTCGTCGACGGGTTATTTCGAGCCCGGCGCCCGCATTATTCCTTCGGAATTCTCGGCGCCCGGCGCCATCATTTCGAACGCCTCGGACGTAAACCCGTTCCGCACCGACGTGACGATCTACGGCGCTTGGGTTACTGGCGAAAAACTCGATTTCACTGGTACGACGGGTCAGCAGGATAACGGTATTGGCTATGCACTAGGGGCTACCAGGATTCGGCTCTTTAACTTTCGCGTCGAGAATTTCATTGCGAATTTCGACGGCCCAGGCCCTGGCGGAAAGGGTGTTGGTTTTGAGGAAGGGGTGACGGACTGCGTCGCGGCTTACGGTTATATCCGAAACTGTACATACGCTCTATTCGGGTCTCCAACACTGGGGAACCCAGCCAAAACCGTCTGCAATCTTACCTTCAGCCACATTACGATTCGCCAGTGTGCTGCGGTGTTGTGGGCATTGGCCGACGCAGGCACAGCCACTGTTCCAACTGGTGACCCGAGCGTCTTCAGCATGTCGCTAGACAATATCTATGCTGAAGATGTGGGTCATTTCCCTGATGTGTCAGCAGTGACTGGACGGTTCGAGAAAACAGGTGCAATTCTGCTGCATGGCGCATCGAATATCGGCGGCGGAAAGATCCGAATTTTTAACCACGGCGACTATCCATCGGTCGCCCATCCTGCGGGCGGGACGCGCTACCCGCACGGTTACCCGAGCGTTGCTGAAGCAAGAATTGGTTCGGGCTTGTCGGGTCCCATCGGCTCGGTGATCCAGGGATGGGGCAGGAACATCAAGCTTGAAGTGGAATTCGTAGGTGACTGTGATGATGGAATCTGCATCGCGTACCCGCGGGCGCATCGCGCGAACGTCTTCAACGGCAATGTCCAGCCCGTCGGATCGTCTGGTTGGGATGTGCGGCTCAATCACCAGGGCAATAAGCTTGGGTGGGTGCGCTCCGGATACGTGGCCGGCACGTCCGGCACGCTCCAGGCCGGAGCCGCATCTACGGTGACGCTATCCACGGCGGCCTCTGAGCGCAATGGTGAGTATGCAGGTCTGAATATCACCATCACTGGAGGCGCTGGCTCGGGTCAAACACGCCGCATCATGACCTACAACGGGACAACGAAAGTGGCCACCGTCGACCCGGTATTCAGCCCTGCACCAGACGCAACGTCCACTTTTTCGGTTTCGGGCACCACTACCGCTGTGGCGGACGGCAACATCAGTGGGTTTATTTCCTGCCGGGGTGACGCGCCGTCCGGGGGCATTGTGCACGCTTCGGCCCGGTTCCCCACCACGCTGACGTTAGAAGCCAATTCGGCTACCGGCGCGCGCGTTTCTGGGTCAATGTTCGAAGTCTATTCGCTGAGCAACACCTTCGCAGCAGGTTCGAGCGTACGTGGAGGTTCGTGGACCCCCACGTTGTTCAACACGACGAACGTGTCTGCATCTACTGCATTCGTCTGCATGTTCACGCGGGTGGGCAATACGGTCACAGTGAGCGGCACGGTGAGCATCACGCCGGCGGGTGCCGGGACTGTGGATCTCGACATGACCCCGCCCATTCCTGCCGTCATGGCTGTCGCTACTCAAGCCGGAGGAAGCTTTAGCGATCAGGGCCGCGAGAGTGGCAGCATCATCGTCGACGCGGCAAACAACCGCTTGCGCTTGCGGATCGTTGCTGTCTCGACGTCAAACCGAACCTTTGGATTTTCCGGCGCATACCGGATCGTGAACTGACATGGAACCTATCGCCATTACCTTCGATACCGCTAACGATCGTCTGTCGGTCACGTGGGCAGACGAGTCGACTACGACATACGAAAGATCGGACGCCGCACGCTACCTGGCCGAGGTCGAGCGTCCTGCGGATTTAGACGCTATGGGGTGGTCGGTGTGAGCGGGGAGCGGTACTCATCCCTCGCGGGCTTGCATGAAGAGCTGAGCCAATGGCGCAAGGAAGAGCGGCTTAGTTCTGAGGCCCATCATTCAGAGAACAAGACCGAAATGGAAGCTCTGCGCCGGGAAATGCTGGCACTGTCGGCAGCGGTCAAGACTGCATTCCCGGGTGGAGATTTCGATGGGCATCGACGCTACCACGAACTTTTGATTTCTCGGGAAGAGCAGCGTCAGCAGATCCGCCGCGAGGTTATTACTCACCTATTGAAAGGGAGCACCTGGGCGATGCTGGTTGGCCTGCTGTGGATGGTATTGCGCCACGCAAAGGATTACCTCAGATGAAACTGCACGAGATCATAGACACCAGCATCAGCCCCGCGCTGGCGCTTCTCCCCTTAAAAATGGACACGTCGGCCGCGCGCGTCATGCTGCTGGCTATCGGCCTTCAGGAATCGCGTTTCGAGCATCGGCGTCAGCTTGTCGGCAATCCACCACGCCCCACAGGGCCTGCCAAAAGCTTTTGGCAGGCGGAGCAGGGTGGCGGCATGGTGCAAGGCGTCCGGCTGCACAGCTCCACCCGCGCCGCCGCCTCAATGCTGTATCAGGCGCGCGGCGTGCCTGCCAGGGACGCCGCCATCTGGGATGCTATCGAGAACGATGACGTCTTGGCTGCTGGCCTGGCGCGCTTGCTTCTTTGGAGTGATCCTGGCCGTCTGCCTGTGGTTGGAGATTTGGACGGCGCGTGGGCGCTGTACATCCGTACATGGCGGCCTGGCAAGCCGCATCCGCAAACCTGGCCAGCGCTCTATGCGCAGGCTGTCGCCGCTGTGCAGGAGGAATGAACATGGCTTTCGAATGGAAAAGCGTGGTGGCCAACGTGGCGCCCATGTTGGCGACAGCTCTCGGCGGACCGCTGGCAGGTGGCGCGGTGGCGGCAATCACGAAGGCCTTGGGCCTGGGAGACGGCGCCACTGACGCGGAAATTGCTCGGAAGCTTGCTGAGGCCGACCCTGGCACGCTGCTAGAGCTGAAGAAGGCGGAGCAGGACTTTGCCGCTCGCATGGCCGAAATGGGGTTCAAGAACGAGGCTGAACTTGAGAAGATCGCTGCTGACGACCGGGCCGACGCGCGGCATCGGGAGGCATCCGTCATGGATTGGACGCCGCGTATCCTGGCCTACCTTGTGACGGCCGGCTTTTTCACGATGCTGGGTTTCATGGTGTTTGCCGAGATCCCCGAACGCAGCAAGGACCCGATCTATATCTTGCTGGGCACCCTCGGCGGCACGTTCAGCGCGATCATCGCTTACTACTTCGGCAGCACTGCCGGCGGCCAGAAGAAGTCCGAGCTGCTGGCCAAGGGCCAGCGCTAGCGGCTTGCCTACCGCATGTAGAATCTCGGTAAAACAATGACATCAAATGCCATGACAATTACAGAAGAAAACCTCGGTTTTGCTGTGGCTGAGTTGGACGAAGACGGCCGACTTATCCGGTATGCGACGCGGTCAGGGGAATGGGTTTCACTGGTTCAGCCGCGCGAAGAGGCAAAGGGAACAGCGATTGATCCGCGCCTGTATCTACAGCGCACGGACTATATGCAGGTGCTGGTTTACGGCCAGTCGCTGCACCGCGGCGCCACCACGGGGCCTGATCCGATCACGACCACGCAGCCGTATCACAACGTGATGCTGAAATCCGGCGTGCTAGCGCGTCCGCCTTTCGCAGTCGACTATTCGGCCTTTGTGCCGCTGACAGAGCGCTACCTCGAACCGACTCAGAACGAAGCTGAGACGCCTGTTTCTTCGATGCTTAACCGCCTGGTTGAGTTGCTACTGAAGCCCGGCGAGACGCCGAGCGATATTCGATTTGTAGGAGGAGCGCCAGGGCATGGCGGCCGGCGTATCGATCAATTGAGCCGCGGAACGGTGTTGTGGGATCAGATGCTTGACCAGGTTACGGCGGCCAAAGCCATCGCGAACGCAGAGGGCAGTTCGTACTCGGTATGGGCCCTGGCATGGGGGCAAGGCGAAAATGACTACGCCTTGAACCCGTATACCGGAGCCGACTGGACAACTCTGGAGTACTACACCCTGTTCCGCCAGCTTGTCGGCGACTTCGCCGAAGACGCGGCGGATATCACGGGGCAGTTGTTCCCGCCGGTGACGGTCTGCTATCAGACGGCGGCGCATCGCCGCTTTTCCCGGAACCACAACAGCATTGCTATCGCGCAGTGGCGGGTTGCGCGGGACGACCCCAGGGTCACGCTGGCCTGTCCTATGTATGCGATCCCGACCAACTGGGATAACTTGCATTTGACGGGCGACAGCTCGATCCAGCTTGGACGCTACGAGGCGCGGGCGTTGGCGCGAACGGCGCAGCACCAGGTCGCCTGGAAGCCGTTGTGGCCGACGCTGATACTGTGGCAGGGCAGGGTCATCGATATCACGTTCAACGTCCCCGACGGGGCGCTGGTGTTCGATACCGCCCTAGTGTCTGCGGCGATAAATAAGGGGTTTGACGTGTGGAGCCACGGCGCGCCAGTCACGGGCGCGATCCAAAGCGTTGAGATCGTTGGTCGCGACCGCGTGCGGATTCTCCTGCAAAACGATATGCCGCTGGGTTCGACGCTGACATACGCAAGGGGCCGACCAGGCGATCCCGAAACGGCCGGGCCGGCATCGGGCCCGCGGGGCAACTTGCGTGACACCGAAGGCGACAGCGACAACTACGTCGACTCGACCGGCACGCGGCGCTACATGCACAATTGGTGCGTGGCTTTCGAATACAGCTATGGGGATGTTGCGCTATGA